CCGGCTGCAGCCCTACGCAAAGGAAATCAGCCTTGTTTTTTTGACCCACATTCACGGAGATCATTTCAAAATCCATTCCCTTAACAAGCTCTGCTACCGCCGCCCCCTGGTTCGGTTCGTATGCAGTATCAATCTGCTGCCGGATCTGCACGCACGGGCGAAGGTGCCGCTGGACAGGATTATTCTGGTTCGCCCGGAAGATCCTCCCCGAAAAATCCGGGACTGGATGTACGGTCTGGATCTGGAAATCAGTTCTTTCCATCTGCTCCACGATGTTCCGAATGTGGGGTGGATTGTAAAGGTGTCCGGCGGTGAAAACGACGGTACCGCCATGTATGCCACCGACACCCACCATATCCCCATCGCCGCCCCGGATCTGGATTTGTACATGATCGAGGGCAACTACACCCAGGAGGACATAGATCGGCGTATAGCGGAGAAAACAGAGTCCGGTGCGTTCATGTATGAAGGCCGGGTATTGGAGTCACACATGAGCATGGAGACTGCTGTGGAATGGCTGAGAGAAAACGCAGATCCCTACAAAAGCAGAATCGTTTTTCTGCATGGACATATTGAAGAAAAGGAGGCCACCGCCGATGATCCCGTGGATTCAAGTGTACTCGAATCTAATTCGCCATCCCAAAGTAACGAACCTGGCGGACAAACTTGGGTTGACCAGTAAAGATGCAGGCCCTAATGTGATTGCGGCTGGCATGTTGGTGAGCCTCTGGCTCTGGGCAGCTCAGAACGCTACCGACGGGGATCTGAGCGAATGTTCCGACCGGGCCATTGCGGAGGCGGCGGAGTTCAAGAGGAAACCCTCTCTTTTTGTGGAAGCCCTCATTTATGCAAAACTGTTGGACGAAGACAGAAAGCTCCACGACTGGGACGAGTATGCAACGTTACTGATTGACTGCGAAGATCAGCAACGAGAAAAGACACGACAGCGTGTCGCAAAGCACCGTGCCAGAAAGAAAGCGATGCAAGAAACACCCGGTAACGGTGAATGTAACAGCAATGGTAACGTTACAGATACGCCCGGTAACGCCCCTACAATACCATACAATACAATACCTTACCATACCATACAAAATTTTAGTGGTGATGCTCCTGAATCCGCGCGCGAGAGAGCGAGCGAAGAAGAACTTTTGAGCATCGGAATCAAACCCGGTGAGTTTTACGGCATTACCAAGGATTTTATCCAGGAGGTTCAGAAAACCACCTACACCCTGTTCAACAAGTACCAGCCACAGTTGTTTCCTCAGCCCTGGGATTTCCGTCAAGTGTCCCAGTATTGCGGCTCTGTCGGTCGCGCACAGCTTCTTGATTATGCCTTCGAACAATCCGGTGTCGCCGGAAAATTGGGAGACTGGCGGTATATCGACGGCATTATGGACAGGCTGTTTATGCGTGGTATCGAAACCGAAACACAAGCCCGGATGTGGGACAATGAGCGCCTGGATCGGGAAAATGAGGAGTGAGATCTGCATGAGAAAAATTATCGTGGAAGTAGGACAAAAGGTCTACTTCGACCCCTTCGCCGATGCGCAACACGCCTACGGCGTGGATTTCCTTCGAGGGGGGATAACGGAGGGTACTGTGGATTACATCAACGAAAAAGGACACTGGTTCTCCGTCGTTTACGGAAAGCTGCGTACCAGCTTCTTTTTCAGTGAGATCGGAAAGAAGGTATTCCATGACAGAAACCTTGTCAAGCGCACGGTATAACCCGTGTAAGGGCTGTCCCGACCGGCAACCGGCCTGTTCTGCTCACTGCGAAAAGCCGGAATTTCTGGAATGGCAGGCGGAACAGGAGAAAATCCGGCAGAACCGGAAGCGGTACAATACCCCGATCTGGCAGCACGGGGATAGAGACCCACGGAGGAAATAAAAGCTATGCCTAACACCAAAGAGAAACCCAAAAAGGAGAAGCCTATCCCCAAACGTTGCGTTTGCGGCAAACAGCCTGCAGACGTAAAGATTCGAGGGAGGGTAATGCTAACTTACCCCGATTTCACTCGCTGCCCTGCGAACCTTAGAACTCGCTGGGTAAAAGGCATCGACGCTGCTACCGTCGAATGGAACGGTATTGTCGATAACTACAAGTATACACAAAAATGTTTATAGGAGATCTACATGAATATCAAAAAACTGATCGAGTCCTTGCGGAATGAGGATGAAACCGACGCTTCTGCAATGTTGGATAACATGGCTGATGCAGCGGATCTGCTGGAAAAACAGCAGTATAAAATCGGCGACCTTGAATACGAAGCTAAAGAGCGTGAAAAGATCGTCGTCCAGCTTCGGAAGCAGTGGCAGGATGCCGAAATGTTCATTTGTACCATGTGCGGTCATTTTGACCACAAGACAGACGGGAATATCATCTACGGCAACCAGGATTGCGGCGAGATCGTCGGCTATCCCTATTGCAAGAAGTTTACCCCGTGGATCCCTACATCTGTTCGGTTGCCGGAAATCGCTGGTCATTATCTCGTTGCCGTGAAGTACAAATATGACTTTGAGGAAGAGTACAGCTACGATACGGATTATGCGGAATTTACATTTGACGGTGGCTATATCGATAACTGCTGGAATACCTACAATGACTGGGACGAGGGACAGCAGTATCTTCATGTCACCCTTTGGATGCCGATTCCCGAAGCACCCAAGGAGGTATCCGAATGATGATGCCCATTCTCAATGTCGTGGAGCTGCTGGAAAAACACAGCCAAGCAGCCGAGGAAATCTGCGGTTTAAAATTCGTACAGGCTTGCATGACTGCTGCTCGGTACCTGGTGGAACAGGGCGAGAAAATCGTGGATCTGGAACAGGAGCTTGCCACTGCCAAAAGTGACCGTGAATATTTCCGCTCCCGGGCGGCATTCTTCGGCGAGATCGCCGGGGTGTCCGATAAGATTATTTCCGTCGAGGGCTACAAGGCGTTCCGGGGAACGATGAAGATCCGGCCCAAAACAGCGGCGGTACCGTCCTTTGAACTGTCTGGCGATTGGCTATACAAGCCGGAAACCGACTGTTGGTACGGCAAGGGCAGCTCCTTTGCCTCTGATATTTGTACGATTGTGGAGGTAGAAAAATGATTGATTATATCCGTAATGCTCTGCCTCAAGAGGAGCTTCTTGCTCAGCTTGCAGAGGAAGCAACGGAACTGGCACATGCGGCTCTGAAATTACGCCGCGTATATGACGGAACCAATCCCACGCCCATCAAGCGAAGCGAGGCGTTCGACAATCTCAAAGAAGAGATCGCAGATGTAGAACTGCTCTTGATTGTCCTCGGATATGACAGAAGTATGCTCATATCTGAAAGAATGAAGAGAATGGACGCGAAGCTGCTGCGTTGGGCAGAAAGGCTAAGGGAATTGAATGGGTAAGCCTAGAATGATCGGGCAGTTTAAGCCCTATCTCCCCTACTCCCGGGCGGATATGCGCCAGGTCAAGCAGTACCGCCGGAATCGGGAGTATGCCGACCGGAACAAGGAAGTCATGGCGGCGAAGCGTGAGGAACGGCATCTTTGGGAAATGGAGGAAATGAAGCGTGGAGCTTATTGATCGAAAGAAAATCAAATACGAGAAACGAACGGAGTGTTTCGGTCACGGAGAGTTTTTTGAGGTTCAGAAAACCTATAAGGAATCTATTGACCAAATGCCCATCGTGGAGGCTATTCCTGTTTCTGTTATCAAAAGAGCTATTGCAGGTATAAGCGCCGCCGATCAGTGCGACCAAGCTGCAGCGAGCGACCTCCGCTTACGGAATTCCTTGGAAGACGTGCTGAAGTGGTATGACACACCGGTATATAAAGAATATGAAAAAAGAACAGCCAGATAAGAGTTTTTGGGAAGTCTGCCGGGATGGAGTTCCTCTGGCCGGTGGCCCGAAAGAAATCATGCCGGATGCGAAGCAGAGAAAGAGTATGCGCGAGGGCGGCTGTAAGATCTACGTGGAAGGCAAGCTCTTCCGGAAGGACAAGTGATGGACACGCTAACCATTGATCGAGACGCACATTATTACCATTTCAACGAAGAAATGACCGTACAGCTTTTTGAAGTGATCTGTCAGAAACACTACCCACACCGAATTCCGCCTAAAAAATGGCCAGATCTGAAACTGATCGGCAAAGCAATGGTTCGTGGATGGGCTATACCGTGCCGGTATTATTCGAAAATGTGGGGTCGTGGTGGCTTCTACAAAACGTTTATTTTTCCTGGAATAACAGACGAGGAAATGAAGGCAATTTCTTTGATCATGCGAGGGATAGAGTAAGCACTTCCTGTATGGGAAATACATATTTTTCTGGAGGAAACATTATGAAAAACTACATCAGCATTAACGATCAGAAAATCGAACTGACCGAAGAGCAGGTCAAGCAGATCAGTGAGGCATACAACGGCGGTGGCATTCGTCTGGCGGATGTGCCTGCCGGGGAACTGGTCAAAATCGGAGAACATGAGTTTATCGTCCTGGAGCAGTCCGGACACCACTGCGCTGATACGGAAGGATCTGCTTCCTGCCAATGAGAAGTTCGGCAAGAACAACAACTACGACGGCTCCAATGTGGATGTGGTCTGCAATAAGTTCGCCGAGGAAATTGCAGGCATCGTGGGTGAGAAGAATCTTGTGCTGCACACGGTGGATCTGACATCTGATGATGGTCTGAAGGATTACGGAAAAGTCCAGCGCCGGGTATCCCTGCTTACCTGTGATCTGTACCGCCGGTATGTTGAGATCCTGGACAAGTTCAAGCCCAAGAAGTGGTGGTGGCTGGCTACCGCATTCAGTACCAAAAAGCACGATGATGATTCCTGGGTAAAATGCGTTTCGCCGTCCGGCTGCGTCTTCAACGGCGACTGCAGCAGCAACGGCTACGGCGTCCGCCCGTTTTGTATCTTAAAATCTAATATCTTTGTATCTCGCTGAAAGGAGAAAACACTATGAGCATCAACGAAAACGTGAGAATCAAATGCCGGGACGGTGAGACCTTCCAGATCGGCGGCATGGAGTTCATCAAATTCCCCGACAAGGAAGGCCAGACTCCCGTGGTCATGAAGGACATCGCCTTCCGGTCCCGGTTCGGCGATAACAATGACCTTCGTTGCAGTACCGTTCTGAAGCGGATGCAGGAAGAAATTCTGCCCAAGGTCATTGCCGCCGTGGGCGAGGAAAACCTCTGCACCATCAAAACCGACCTTATCACCCTGGATGGCCTGAAGCCCTACGGTGTCATGGAGTCTCTGATAAGCCTGCCCACTCTGGATTTCTACCGTGAGAATGTGGAAACCTTCGATAAGTACAACCCCGAAACCTGGTGGTGGCTGGCAACTCCTGAATCTGCTCCTCCGCACGACAAGGATTGGTGGACCCTTTGCGTTTCGCCGTCCGGCTACATCGACGGCGGCAGCTGCAACAACTTCGACTTCGGCGTCCGCCCGTTTTATATCTTCAAATCTTCTATCTTTGAATCTTTTGAGGAGTAACATATGGCCGAAAACGATCTGAAGGTAATTGTCAAAGCAAAAGAGCTTGCGGTGCATACCTTCAAACTGACATCCAACTGCAACCGGTATCCGAAAAAGTACCGGCATTCCCTGGTAGATCGGATGCAGATCCGAAGTCTGGAAATCTATGAGACCCTGCTGGAAGCGAACCGCATCAATAATGTGACCCATAAGTGGCAGCGGTGCGATGCGATAACCAAGGTAATTACCCTATGCGATGAGCTGCTGTTTTACATAGAGCTGTCTATGAACCTGGAGCTGCTGAATGACAAGTCCACGGCATACTGGTCAAAGATGGTGACGGATGTAAAGTATATGGCCATCGCGTGGAGGACAAAGGAAAGAAAATAATTTCAATCAGGCTGTGCGTTGTATTTTCTTTGCGTTTCGCCGTCCGGCTACATCAACAACGACAACTACAACAACAACGACAACGGCGTCCGCCCGTACTGGTAAACAGTTCGACAGAGTAGGCAGTAAGCCGAAATCAATACACCTTATCAAAAGAACGCACAACCTTTCCGTAAGGATAAACAAAAAGGGGCTGGCTGCATGACCGACTTCGAGAAAGTGATTGACTTTAACAATATGTACAGAGCCTTCCGCAGGGCAAAATCCGGGAAGGGATACAAGAAAAGCTCTGCAAGATTTAATATTGCTGCACTGGACGGTGTCCATGCTCTGATCCATCAGCTGAAGACCAAAGAATACCGGGTATCACCGTATTCGGAGTTCCGGGTCTATGAGCCGAAGGAACGTATTATACAGACAACATCTTTCAAGGACAAGGTCGTGCAGCACAGCTTGTGCGATAACGTAATCATGCCCCGGCTGGAAAGGGTATTCATCTACGACAACTGCGCCGGACAGAGAAGGAAAGGTACCTTATTCGGCCTGGACAGGCTCAGTGAGCAGATGCTTACATTTTATGAGCGGTACGGTCACAACGGCTATATTCTAAAATGTGATATCCGGAAGTTCTTCTACAGCATTTCTCATGAACAGCTGAAGGATATCGTAGCCTACCATTTTGGCTATGATCCGGATGTATGCTGGCTCTGTAATCTGTACATTGACAGCACAGATGGGAAAGGTATTCCACTGGGCAATCAGATCAACCAGGGATTTGCCCTGCTTTATCTGGATGGTATGGATAAGCTGATCAAGCATGAGCTGGGGATTGAATATTACGGCAGGTATATGGACGACTTCTGGCTGATCCATCCCAGTAAGGATTATCTGAAATACTGCCTGGATGTGATCACGGCCTATCTGGAGACGTTGGATCTGAAACTGAACGGGAAGACACAGATATTTCCATTCAAAAACGGTGTCAGTTACCTGGGGTTTCATACATACATCACCGCAGACGGCAAGCCGATCCGGAAACTGAAGAACCAGAATAAGCGCAATGCCCAGAAGAAATTCCGGAGAATGGCGAAGCTGGTTGCAGATGGGAAGTTGCCGAAAGAGAAGTTTGATGCTTCTTATGGGGCATGGAAGAATCACATATCCCATGGGAATTGTTATCGGCTAGGTTTGGAGATGGACAGATTAATTAAGGAGATTTGAAATGGATTTTAAACCATCTTGCTTTATTCAGTTGCTTCAGATTGCGTTTATAGTGCTGAGGCTTTGCGAAATTATCGACTGGAGATGGATCTGGGTGCTGAGCCCCTTCTGGATCTATGTGATGATAGTAGTCGCAGTACATAATATACTGGGTAGATGAAAACGGGAGTGATGCGTAATGCTCAATCATATTACAATTATGGGCCGTCTCGTTCGTGATCCTGAGCTGCGGAGAACCGGCAATGGCATCGCCGTTACCAGCTTCACTGTTGCTGTAGACAGGGATTTTGCCCAAGACGGCAAGAAAGAGACGGATTTCATCGACTGCGTTGCATGGCGGCAGACCGGTGAATTTGTCTCCAAGTATTTCAGAAAAGGCAGCATGATCGTCGTCAAAGGAAGGCTCCAGATCCGAAACTGGACTGACAAGGACGGCAACAAGCGCAAGACGGCGGAGGTCGTTGCGGATAACTGCTATTTCGGAGGTAGTAAGAGCGATTCTGACTGCGGTGTCAATAACAATTCCGGCTACACCAATAACAATAATGGGTATGGTAGTAACGGAAATGTTTATGGCAATAACGGTGCCGACTACAGCGGGTACGCCGGAGGCTATGACAATAGCTATGGCGGCGGCAATTACTCCCCCCCTCAGTATGGTAGCAACTATGGAATTATCGAGGACGACGACGCTCAGTTGCCTTTTGATATGTAAGGAAGGAGGTCTGCGCTGTGGCTGAAAAACATCCCTGTGAGGGCTGTAGTTACTTTGGCGGGCGCTGGGAATTTGCAAAAACTTGCAATTATCTTTTGCTCACAGGCCGGCGCAGGCCGTGTCCTACAGGAAAGGAATGTATCGTGCGCCGGGACGAAAAGCGATCCAACCGGCAGGCTATGACTATTAAAGCGAAAAATACGCAGAAAAATACAGAAAATATCTAGCTTTCTTCTGAATGATGGCATAGAATAGAAAAAACTGCATATTTTTAGAGCTTAGAGCCAGAACGACCCTTTACTGGGGCCGCTCTGGCTCTTTTTACATAGAAAGGAGGGCTGCGAATGGAACCGATTGCCCAGTATGTGATCCCTCTGGATCCCAGATCAAAGAAAAACTCTCACAGAATTGCCGGATGTGGCCCCCGGTGTCCGATGTGCGGTAAGTATAAAAAGCAGTTCATTCGTAACGGAAAAATCACAACGAATTATGCTGCTGGTGTAGGAACATATCTCCTCCCGAAACCCACAAAGCCCATCACGGGGCCGGTGCATCTGGTATACCGGTTGTATACCCAGACCTGGCACAGAAAAGACGATCTTAATCTGTACGCAGCACTGGATGATATTCTTGTGTCTATGGGCATTTTGAAAGACGACGACCGGAAGACGATCCGCAACCGGGACGGAAGCCGCGTCCTTTATGACAAGGAAAATCCACGGGCTGAAATCTACATTTACGAATACAGGGAGGAGGAAGATTATGGCATCCCAAAGCGGAACGAAAATGTTCACGGTTGACAAGTTCCTGGGTATCAATGAGGCCGCGGACGGCTATACGGAACTGAAAATGGGCGAAGCGTCCCACATGGAGAATTTTCTGGTAACAGACGCCTTTAACCTGACCCTGCGTCCCGGTATCCGGCGGGTGGATTTCAATCTGGAACGTGACCCGGCGCCGATCCTGGCAAGCTGGGCAGGTCACGCTGGTGAGGAAGAATACCTTGTGATCTGTGACTTCGCAGAAGGTAAGGACAGGCTGTTTCTGTATACCAGGACAGAGACCGGGGAGCATCATGTGTTCTACCGTCAGGATGGCGCTCTGGGCCTGACAGAAGCTGAGAACGCTAAGGTGAAAATCTTTACCTTTGCCGGTAAGCTCTATGTCATGAGCAGCGCAAAGACCGTGGCTTTTATGGACGGTGCTTTCCGGGAACAGGTTCCTTATGTGCCGCTGGTCATTGTCGGCGCTGCCCCTGCCGGCGGTGGTACCACACTGGAAAATCTGAACCTGCTGAGCCCATACCGGCGTATCGAGTACAGTGCCGACGGTGAAGCGACGGATTATGTACTTCCGGAAGAAAGCCGCAGCGTGGTGTCCGTAAAGGTGGACAACGTTGGCTTGATTTTGAACGAAGCTGGTACTTTCGATGCTGCGACGCATACTTTCAAATTCAACACAGCGCCGGTGAAGGGCGTGGGCAATGTGGAATTTACCTACGACACGGATGCCAGACTTGCAGAGGAAAACCGGATGCAGATCATCAACTGCCCTCTGGTGGAAGCTTACAACGGTTCCACGGACACCCGGCTGTTTGTTGCCGGTGACGGCACAAACATGTGCTATTACTCCGGTGTGACCCAGTCCGGCGAAGCAACGGCGATGTACTTCCCGGCTATGAATGAGGTAGCTGTGGATATGTCCGATTCTCCGGTTACCGGCCTTGTGCGTCACTACAGCAAAATGCTGGTATTCAAGCCCGACGGCACATACACCATCAGCTATGAGCCGGTGACCCTGGTGGACGGCAACACCATTGCAGGCTTCTTCCTGCGCTCTGCAAACCGTGAATTCGGCAATGACATTCTGGGACAGGTGCAGACCGTCAACAACTATCCCCGGACCATCACCAAGAAGGGCATCTATGAATGGCGCATCACTTCCAGCTATTATAAAGACGAGCGATACGCCCAGCGGATCTCTGATAAGGTGGAAACCTTCCTGCGTGGTGCAGATATCGATAAAATCGTCACCTGTGATGATAACCACCGCAAGACCTATTATGTCTTCCTGAACGATTCCAAGGGCACGGTACTGGTGAATCGGTACGACCTGGGCCGGGACGGTGTCTGGTGTGTCTACCGCTCTAACCTGTGCCGCAACGTCAGCAGGGCCATGATGCACGAAGGTGACATGATCTTCGTCAGTGAAACGGAAGCTTTCTATTTCGATGAATCCATGACCAGAGATGCAGCACTGGTCAGCGGCGGCGATCCCCAGCAGATCAAGGCTGTGTGGGAATCCGGCTTTATGCACTTCGGCGCGGACTTCAAGCGGAAGTACAGCAGCATCATTTATGTTTCCGTGCTGCCGCAGTTCAAGTCCAACATCATCATCACCGCAGAGACGGACAAGCGGGATGACTATATGGAGAAAACCATTGAGAACAGCGTGTTCCAGTGGAGCAACGCCAATTTCCCGGACTGGACATTTAACACAAACGACCGGCCGACCATCAACCGGGTTCGGCTGAAAGTAAAGAAATTCGTTTACTACAAGCTGATCTTCAAGGTGGAAACCGACGGTGCACAGGCTACCATTCTGGGCTTTGATCAGCAGGTTCGTTTCGCTTCCATGGCAAAGTAAGGAGGAAAATATGGTAACAGTACAGCAGGTATTTGATATGGCCATCCACCTGATGGATGAGCAGAACGAGAGCAGCGGCGAAACGGTAACTGTGGATACTCAGGAATACAAATTCCGGACAATTTCCATTCTGAATTCCGTGATTCCGGCGCTGTATCCCTATTCCGGCAATTACACCCAGAGTACCACCGGGCGGCCAAACCCCCGACAGCTGGACTGGGAGGATTATCGGAACCCGGACTTTGAACAGTCTATCCCTCTGGATGATACCCTCAGCCTTACGCTGCTGCCCTACTACCTGGCGGCGCAGCTGCTGAGTGCGGAAAACGAAGTACTTTCTGCATGGTTCCTGAACCGGTACCGGGAATCCTTTATGGATCTGAAAAGCAAAGTTCCGGCATCTTTTGAAGCAATTCCCACGCCCTACGGGCTGTTTTGAGAAAGGAGCATGAATATGGCAGAAACCAGTGCTGTGAAATATGAGCAGAACATTGACAAGATGTACGGTAACCAACAGAGAGGGCGCAGCAGTTGGGGTGAAAGCTTCCATGGCGGTTCCTCTGGTGGAAACAGCTTTGGATCCAATTACTGGGGCAGTGCATTAGGCGGCGGTTCTGGCAATGGTGGGAACAACGGCGGTTATGGCGATAGTGGGGACGGCGGTGGTTCTATGTCCCAGTTCGATTCCCATATCAATTCCATGTATGATGCAAATCTGGAGAGCATGAAAGAGACTCTGAAGTCCGGCTATGAAACTGACGTTTCCAACCTGGATGCGGAGAAAGTGGCTGCCCAGAAGGAAACAGACACCAATTTGAATCGCGCCTATGTGGAAGCCGCAAAGAAAGCAAAGAACTACAACGAAGTACAGAATGCCTACGGTCTGACTTCTGGCGCCATGGGACAGGCGCAGCTTGCAAGCGGCAACCAGCTTCAGGGGGATCTTACCGGTATCCGCAACCAGAACGCCGATGCCATGGCAGAGATCGAGCGGCAGAGAAGCATCCTTGCAAAGGAATACGCTGCGGCTATTGCGAAGGCACAGGCAGACAACGACTTCCAGCGTGCACAGATGCTTTACGAGGCAGCACAGAAGGAACAGGACAGACTGCAGCAGATCAAGCTCCAGCAGATGCAGTTCGAACAGCAGGTGGCTTTGTTCCGGATGCAGCAGGAAGAATACGGCTCCTCATCCGGCGGTGGTGGAGGCGGCTATAGCTACAGCAGATATAGCAGCACGCCTGTTGCTGAAACTCCAACACCAACCGCAACGAAACCAACTACTGTGGTCAGTAATGGAGATGGACTGCCACAGCTGGGAACGGCACGGGCGGCAATGGATCGAGGAATTGTAGCAATGACCAAATAACAGGAGGCCGGTATGGCATTTAAGGATTTATACGAGAATGCGAAGAAACAGGGGGCTGACACTGCGACCCTTAAGAAAATCGATGAAGATGCCAGAAAAGTAACAGGCGTAGGCGTAACCGATAGGGTGGTACCCAAAGTGACCACCACCCAGCCGGTGGTTAAAGTGGCTGCGAGTCAGCCTGCTACCAGCACAAGTGTGAGTCAGCCGACTGTGGAACAACCTTCTGTTTCTTCTGAGGGAACCAAGGACGCGGAAACTCAGAACGACACGCAAAATACAGAAGAAACGAAGAAAACCAGCAAAGAAATGGCGGAGGAAGCCCAGAAAGCTTATGACGACTATGTAAAATCTGACGAACACAAGAAGAAGCTGGAAGAGTCAAACCAGAAGCTGATGCAGGAGCAACTTGCTAATCAGTTGCTGGCAGGTATTGCGCCGGATCTTCAACAGCCAAAACTGGCAGCTGATGAGAAGGAACAGCAGTTGAAAGCTGCTGTTGACTACTACAAGACAAAAGCGCAGGAGGAAGAAGACGAGGTGGTCATGGTCACCGACCTGGAGGAACTGGCATCCTGGTCCGCGGAAGACCGTGCAGCTTTAGAACAGTATGTCATGAACCGGGATCAGGATTTCTATGACAATATCAATCCCTTTGTTGACAACACTTTCGGCGCGAACACAGCTTTGGGTGCATCCGGAATCATCGAAAAGTACGGCAAGCAGAGGGTTGATGAAATCGCAGAATCTCTTATCCGCAGTCAGAATAAGAAAACGACTCAGGATGTCACCACCATGGCACAGGAGGAAGCGGACAAGGGCTTTTGGGCGGGAGCCGGGCACAGTGCAGCTACCGTCCCAGCGAATCTTGTTGGCGGTATGACCGGTGTGATGGGTTACATACAGGAGCTGGGACAGCGCACCGGCCGTTACAAGACCCTTGATCCCAATAATGCGGGAAACCTTTTCAACACTTACTCCGGTGCAGTCCGGGAAACTGTGGCGCAGAACATCGAAGGGGAGAACGGAGAAAACGGGGTTGCGGGTAAGATCGGTTCTTTGGTGTATCAGGGCGGCATGTCTGCCCTGGATTCCGGCGCAAGAGCACTGACAGGCTCCACCGGCAACATGATTCTGTCCGGCATGAGCTCCTTTTCTCAGACCATGGCAGAGGCATCCCAAAAGGGTGCAACGCCAGGCCAAGCCGTGGCACTGGCTGCGACCAATGCTGCCATCGAGGCGGTTTCCGAAAAGCTTCCGCTGGACAATCTGCTGGATGCCGCCAAGGGCGGAAAGCAGACTGCAAAGCAGGTCATCGGGAACGCGCTGAAGCAGGCGGGCATTGAAGCCACCACGGAAGAAATCAGTCTGATCGGCACAACCCTGGCAGAGGCGGCGATCCTGCGGGAAAAATCCAGTTACAATCAGCAGATTCAGAAGGCTCTGGCTGATGGTAAATCCTATGTTGAAGCAAAGGCGGAGGCAGCAACAGCCCTGCTTGTGGAAGCAGTCAACACTGCTGCCGTCTCCGTAATTTCCGCCGGTATATCTTCTGGTGGTGCGTCCACATATGCAAACATTGTAAATCGTGGTGCGACACCAGAAGTTGCTCAGCAAGCTCCGCAGGAAGCCGCGCCCATGACTCAGCAGCAGGGAGACAATGCACCGGATACAACGCCTGTGCAGGCACCACAGGCGCAGCAGAACAGTGAAAGCAATTCCAATGACGTACTGCTGAAGACCATGGAGCTGATGGCGAACAACGGCGGAAAACTTTCTAACAAAGCAACAGAAAATATTCTGCACGACCCGGAAACTGTCAGTCGTATCATTCAGCAGACCGGAGAGGATATCAGCGGCACGAAATCTGAACAGCGCAGCAAACTGAAAGCAGCAATGGAACAACTGTTCTATAACCAGAATAGCGAGAGCGAAACGAGAACAGAAGTTACGGGCACAGAACAGCAGACTCAGGCGCCACAGCCTTCTCAGCAGCCTCAGACGGTACAGCCACAGGCACAGATGCCGCAGCAGCAAACTCCGGTACAGACTCAAGCAGCGGTACAGCAGGCCAGTGCGCCACAGGCGGACATGCAAATGGTCGTAAGTAATCAGTCCGCAGAGGGTGGACAGCTTATAGGCACCGGCGCGGCGGAGGCTAATTTCAGCGGGAAACCTGCCTATAATGCCACATTGTCCGCCGACAATGCCCAGACTGACCGCAGAACCGACGTGCGCGCCATGGAGCTGCCACAACAAGATGTTAACGGTGGGAATATCTCAGCAACCACGGGAAATGTTTACGGCTCCCAGAACACCCCGGATGACCTTGCAGCGGCAATGGAGGAGCCTGTTGCAAGGGGTGACTTCAGCTATGTCCGAATCTCCAATGACGAAGCCACCCAAAGGGCACAGCAGACAATTGGAGATGCCGGAAGCTGGGAAACGGCACGTGATAATTTCCGGATGGACGTTGACCGGGGAAATGCCGGTGCAGAACTGTCTGCCCGTGGAGCGCTGATTCTGAATCATGCAGCGGAAGTTTATCAGCAGGCGAAAGATTCCGGAGATGTGCAGGCAGCGACGAGAGCAAAACAGGAATGGCTTACAATCCTGTCGGATGTTCAGAAGCTGGGTACCAATACGGCACAGGGTATGCAGGCTTTGCGGATTATTCGCAATCTTATGCCCCAGGACAAAATTCAGTTTACAAGAATCGCTGTGCAGAACATGGTCAGAGATCTAGGCCTGAAGAATGATATTCAGGTGGATGAGCAGCTCCTTACAGAATACGAAAATGCCACCACAGACGAGCAGCGGGACGAGATCATGGAGAGAATCCAGCAGAACGTTGCAGATCAGATTCCTTCCACTATGCTTGATAAGTGGAACGCACTCCGTTACACCAATATGCTGGGTAATCTGAAAACCATTGGCAGAAATATCGGCGGTAACGTTGGCAACTCTCTGGCTTATCGGATAAAGGATGCAACGGGCGCGGTAATCGAAGTACTGGCCAACAAAGTGACAAATGGTAAGGTCGGCAGGACAAAGTCTGTAGTTGTCAACAGAGAATTACAGAAAGCCTGCGGAGACTTCTTCAAAGGTGTAAAAAACACGGTTGGTGCAGGCGGAAAGTACAACGGCGGAACTGACACACAAAGCGAATTCACACAGGGTGTCATGGATAAGCGACGCATATTCAAAAGCAACAGTAAAAATGACATTGTACGGAAAGTTTCCAACCTGATGTGGACACCAATGGAGGTCTACCGCAAGGGCACCAACTGGATGATGAATAACGAATACTTCGGCGACGAAGCATTCGGCAAGGCAGCCTTTACGCATGCAATGGCGGGGTATCTACAGGCAAACGGTGTAAAAACAGATGCAGACCTTCAGAACGCAGACCCGGCACTGATTGATCAAGCAATGGCATACGCAGTGAAAGAAGCCCAGGAAACGACATTCCATGATAACAGCGCACTGGCAAATGTGCTTGGAAAAGTAAAGAACGTAACTAGTATTGTCGGTGAAGGCATTATGCCGTTTACAAAAACGCCTGCCAATGTGTTGACCAGAGCAGAGGAATATTCCCCACTGGGCATCCTTAATACTGCGATCCTCAGCGCACAGAAGGCGGCAGGCAAGACAAAGCTTGCAGATGCAAACGGACGGCTTGGAAGCTGGGCGACCAGAGGCCAGGATATTACCGGCACTGATATTATCAACAGTCTTTCCAAAACACTGACTGGTACGGGAATTTTTGCGTTGGGCGCCATCTTACAGAGCCAGGGTTTCTTGACCGGCGGCCCGGACGATGACGAAGAGAAAGCAGCTTTCGACAAGGAAAACGGAATACAGAATCATGCGCTGGTACTTCCTGATGGAAGAAGCTATACCATGGACTGGTTAACACCGGAAGCGATGCCATTGTTCATGGGTGCTGCGTTTATGGAGGCCGCCAGCGACAAAAACCTGACTTTTGCAGACCTGGAACAGGTTTTTACATCCATTGCTGATCCAATGATTCAGATGTCCATGATGCAGGGCATTAACCAGAGTCTGGAAAACATCAAGTATTCCGACAACAACCTGATTCAGTTCGGCATCAACGCCGCAGTCAGCTACCTTACTCAAGGCCTGACCAATACGCTGCTGGGACAACTGGAAAGAAACACGGAGGAATACCGGCAGACAACCTTTGTTGACAAAGACAGCCAAGTTCCGGCGTGGATGCAGCGACAGCTGGGCAGCGCTTCGCAGAAGATCCCGGGGTGGGATTACCAGCAAATGGATTACGTGGACTCTTTTGGACAGAAGCAGGAAAATGTGGGCGGACTGCTGTACAATCTTGCATCCCCCGGCTATGCTGCCAAAACGGACATTGACGCGGTGGATAAGGAGCTTTACAGGCTGAACGCTTCCGGGGTGGAGGGGAATGTATTCCCCGATAAGCCACCAACAACGCTCACCTGGAAGGATACCAGTGGTACCGTTCATAAGGACTATAATCTTTCTGCGGAAGAGTACCAGAAGTTCGCAGAGATCCAGGGGCAAACCGAGAAAGAGATTCTGGATGAGGTTATCAATCACCCCAGCTTTTCCGGTATGACGGATGCTCAGAAAACCGAAATCCGGGAAAAGGTGAAAGAGTATGCCAGGGAGCAAGCCAAAAGGCAGACGCTTCCGGATTATTACAGCGAAGCACCTTCCTGGATGGCAGCCATTAAGGGCAATCCCACGGATGAAATCATCAGAAAAGCCGTTGAAGCCAGTTTTAACAGCGCATTCAGCGGAAAGCCGGATAAGACCAAAATGGAATCGGCTTACAACACATACAAAAGCCTTGCACCAGACCAGAGGAAGCAGTTCATGAACGAGGCCACCGGCGAAACAAAGAATTACATTATCGCAAAAGACGCCGGTATGAGTGAGGACGCTTTCCTCCGGGTTTATGGTAATTATGAGAATATCAGAGATAACGAAAAACTGGACAAAGGCCAGAAGGCTGTTGAGTGGGCGCATTTCTTGAATAAAGCAGAAGAGTATGGAACCATCACAGGAGCGCAAAAGCAGATTCTCAGGGATTCCATTAACTTCTACCATCAGATCAAGGCAACCACCGGGAAATATGATACTATGGTGGACGAAGGAATTGACTCTGACACCGCCTATATGATGCAGGGATTGTTTGATGGGGTCACCGGCACCGGCAAGGACGGAACCGTCAGAGACATCGACACCAGAGGCGCAGTCGCCAATTCCGGACTCCATGAGACGGAAATTGACGATGTAATGCACGCGATCATGCCGGACTATGATCCGAACGCAGAGACAAAACAATATTCGGAGCTGAAATACGACTATATCCGGTTTGTGCTCGGACTTTCTGCACCGGAGTATGCGGACACCTACAGAGCTTATCTGGATAACCCTAACAAAGAGGCAGATATTCAGGCGATGATGGATCTGGGCTTCAGCAAGGAAATTGCGACGGCCCTGTACAACGTATACCAGAGTACCAAGAAAGGAAAAGCTGCTTACCTCGGATACTATGAGGGGCAGCAATAAAGGAGGCCTTTCGGCCTCCTTTTTATTTTACACGATAAACACTATCCTCATAGGAATCCACGATCAGACGTGTCATCTGATACAGTGGGGTTCTGTCTAGTTTCTTATATTTGGGATACGGCATGCCACCAATGGTGTAGTAATTCACGGTATAAATGCGCTTGATGTTGTATACACCTCGATAGAGGAAGGGGCGACGCGTACCAATGTTGGGGCACTATTTTCCGTTTTTATGACGTTAAATGATATTAGCGACCAGATACAGATGCTCATCCAGAAGACTATCAAGGAGGGCAGATAATGACAAACCTCCAGATCTTCAACAATCCTGAATTTGGGGAAGTCCGTACCATTGTGGAAGGGGACACCATCCTGTTCTGCGGAAATGATGTGGCAAGGGCACTTGGATATGCAGTGCCGAAGGATGCAATTTCAACTCATTGTAAGGGGGCGGTAAAACGCCGCCCCTTTCCTGACAGTGGACAGTCGATGAATTTTATCCCCGAATCCGATCTCTACCGCCTTGTGTTCCGTTCCAAACTTCCCACAGCAGAGAAGTTCACGGACTGGGTGACAACGGAAGTTCTCCCCACCATCCGCAAGCACGGAGCGTACATGACCCCGGAGACTCTACAGGCCGCAATCTCTAACCCAGACTATCTTCTTCAGATCGTAACAGCCCTCAAGGACGAGACGGACAAGCGAAAAGCTCTGGAAGTTGCCAATTCCCGGCTGATTGTTGAGAACCAAATCATGCAGCCAAAGGCAGATTACTTCGACGATCTTGTTGACCGGAATCTTCTCACCAGCTTCCGGGAGACTGCAAAGGAACTGGGTGTCCCGCCCAGGAAGTTCACCCAATTCCTTCTGGAACACAAATACATATACAGAGACAGGCATGGAAAGCTGCTGCCCTATGAGGCAAAGAACAAAGGGCTTTTCCAAATCAAAGAATGCACCAATGATAAAAGCGGTTGGAGTGGGATTCAGACCCTTGTGACACCAAAGGGTAGAGAGACGTTCCGCTTACTGTGCGTAACCTAATTGCTGTTATAATATAAAGGCTCCTTGACTTCGTGGTTGTTGTTGGGGTGCATTCGGGAATGTGCTGGTAACACTTTCCCTTCCCGGTGGGTGCTGGTAACACCTGCCGGGTTTTTTATTTATTGTAGTTGCTGGATGGGTAATCCCAACCGGCTACCCATTGTGGTTGTGGATACGATGCTTCGTTGATGTTTTTCTTCTGCTGCAGGGTGGTAAGTCCTGCTCGGAGTAGTTCACGGATGACGCCGGCTTTGTTCTCTGCTTTGGTAAGAAGCTCGAATAATTCCGGGTCTTGGTTGCGGTTAATCTTGAGACCGACTTTTATAACATTCTCGGCCTCCCATCTAGTTTTGCTGGGGTGATCGGCCATTGACTTTCGCCTCCTATCGTGGTATTATAAATGGGCAAGGGGCACAACCTCCTTTCTAGGCGGTCAACCCTGTGTTCTTAGTGCTGTAAGTAAATACTTAGCAGAAACCGTCACTTGGCAGAGTGGCGGTTTTGCTGTTTTACTCTGACAGTAACCGTGAGTCCGAGGATATGGAACGTCAGTGTAATCGGCATTTGCTCACCCCCTTTCGGGTGGTGTCGCTGACCGCCGTGCCCCTTGCTTGACATGATAATATCATGGGCTAGCCCATATGTCAAGGCCCAAAAATACAGATTTTTCAGAGGTCAGAAAAAACCAGGAAAAATCCCGGGAAAATAATTGAAGAATACCCGGCAAAATAGTAAGCTCTGTTCTGGCTCCCTTGAGCCGGAGCAGGGCTTTTGTTCTGCTTTCCGCTGGGTTTATGGTGGTTTCTGGTATTATTTAACCACGATCTGAGAGCGAGATATACGAATACTGAAATTTTTAGAAAATGCTTGACATTATGCATATTATTGCTAATACTTCAAATCAATAAAAATTGCGGATTCTGGGGGTGTTTCGATGGCTGGCAATGGAAATTCCGGTAAATCTATCGCTTTTAGAATGTCGGAGAAAGAGCTTGAGAAGAATATCCAAACATTCCGGGAGGAGTACAGCGAAGGTCAGCACGGAATGGTAACATGGCCGCAGTTCTGCGACTTTATCGGATACTCTGAACGGGAAGTCATGGAATGCTATGTGAGAGGTAAAGAGGGAGACAATGCATATAGTGGTCGTGCCCGTCTCCTCGAAATGTTCCGCACGGCGGTCAAGGGCATGACAATGAAAACCTGCAACAAACAGCAACAGCTTGCAACCAAAGAGGCGCAGACAGACTACCTAACCCCACCAGGACAAGAGGACGGCCCACCAGAGGTTCGGATTGTGTTTGGATGTGGTGACGACAGGTGGATTGAGGCTATGAAGTAGCCCAACGCAACCAAATATTATTTTTGTTGCGTTCAATTGGCAAAACACCGTGTTTTTTCGGTAATCGTTAGTTATTATGACGGACAAAGTTTGAAGTATACCATAATTCCATGACTGACGGACAAACACAGCATAAAGCTAAAGGACTGCCGGGCCCGGCTGGTCCCTGGTCAATAATGGATGCCCGGCGCCTGCTGGGCTTGGCTATCAATGAAGCATATGTCTTGATGAACCCCCTCCCCCCCCCAGGGGGTATCGGAAAAGTGGTAGTTTATTATATATTATATATATAATATATCGCACATACATCTTTTCCATTTTGGCATTTCACCCCTAAACTCGGAGATACCAAAACATTTCATTGCGAAATCGCCGCTATCAATCACGATGTTTTCAAAACCTGTTGTTGTGGATTAGGTAATCTAAGATTCTACTCCTATCTTAGAGCTTTGAATATCTTAGATTACATATGCCTAGTCTTAGATTTTACTCCTATCTAAGATTCTACGTAAGTCTTAGATTATATATATAAATATATATATATATATTAATATATTATATATAATAATATCTTAGATTATCTAAAATCTTAGAGGGGGGTACCGGAAAAAGAGCCGGGGTGCTTTTGAACAGGCCACCCCGAAAAAATAAAAAATATAAGGAGAGTTTCAACATGAAACAGTACATCGGCTCCAAGATCGTCAAGGCATGGCCTTGTTTCCGCATCCCCGTCATTGGCGGCAGATATGAATATGCCCAGATGGACGAAGTCGTCCCCACTTGCATCACCGGCAAGATCGAGGACGGTTACCGCGTCCAGTATGAGGATGGCTATCTGTCCTGGTCTCCCAAGGCAGTCTTTGAGGCTGCATACCGGGAAACCACCGGTCTGAGCTTCGGTCTGGCAATCGAGGCTGCGAAGATGGGCAAGAAGATCGCCCGTGCAGGCTGGAACGGCAAGAATCAGTATGTCGAGCTGGCCTACTGCATTTCCTACAAGAACAATGCCGCCGAGGTCGTGAACATCAACCATTGCAACATTGGCAACAAGGCATTTGCCTTTGTCGGTACCTCCGGCGTGCAGATGGGATGGCTTGCCTCCCAGGCTGATATGCTGGCGGACGACTGGTGCATCGTGGAGTAATTCATGCTTAACCACGCCCGGGTAACGCCGGGCGATACGCCGATATAGCACAACAGGTGGTGCGCCGTCCTGATAAGGCGGAGGATGCTGGTTCGACCCCAGCTTTCGGCACCATGGAGGCTAGGCATAGCAACCAAGGGTTTCCATTGGAAATCATGTAGA